AGTCATCAGGTATTGGAGACAAAGTGAAAAAAATGTGTTCCGATATAAGTGACGAGGTAAAGGGTGTGTGTTCCGATGTTAGTCTCAACACATGTCGAGACGGTCTGTTTGCTGTCAAGGAAAGATAAATAAAGGCTAAAAAGTGGCGTATTTCCGGGCTTTTTGTAAGGTTGGTATCATCAGAGAAGCCTTGCGGAAAGCTCGGTTTTCTTGTATGGAAACATATCTACTTTTCGGTCTGACTGGAGAGAAATTTAGTACCGGAGAATAGTGGTAGGGTTTAGGCTGTGGATTAGATGTCAGAGGTTGTGGCACCAGGATTGTTGTCAGAGCCGACCGCAGTTTAAGCCACTCGATACTAAGGGGCAGACTTGGCAGTGGAATAGATGACGGGAGGAGTGTGAGACATGGACATTAAGCCTATTGAAACCAAATATAATGGATTTAGATTTAGAAGTCGCCTTGAGGCTCGATGGGCCGTCTTTTTCGATATGATTGGATTAAAGTATGAATATGAGATTGAAGGTTTTGAAATGAACGGAGTAAGATACCTTCCAGACTTCTACATTCCAAGTCTTGACAGATGGTTTGAAATAAAAGCAAAATCGCTAAGGGAAAAAGAAATCAAAAAATGTGAGGAATTTTGCCTTGACAAAGATAACGAGAACATTAAGTTCTCTGTATTAATTGGGTCTCCAGAAGCGGTTAAAATAGATGACTTTGCAGGTGTTATAGAGTATGTATGGGAATGGCCATCAGAGAAATATCCGGAAAATGTAAGAATGCTGGCTCCGCATGAATTATCAGAAAAAGAGTATTATTCTAGATTTGTTAGAGGACTCTGGGTAGTTCCAGATGTAACGGAAGATGAACTTGCCTGTGCTGCAATTGCTGCGAGAGAAGCAAGATTTGAATTTGGCGAATCTCCTAAGATTCCCAATAATTACAAGGGGGATTAATAGTAATGTACGTATTAGATACGAATGCATTTTATTATGCAGCTGGAATATCAGAATGTACTTATGATGTGGAAAAGCTTCAGAAACTTGTTGATGAGAATGAAGTGTTTATATCGTCAACGAGTTTATTTGAATTTTTAATAAAATTTCGCAATGATATTCAGACAATTCACAAAGGTGGAAAATACCTATGGGAAAAGAAAATAAAATTAGCTGGTAACGTGATTAATCCACTTCCTAATAATTTTACTGGCGATATAATAAATCTTACAGAAAGTGAATTACAAACTTTATGTTCTAACATACTTGAAAATAAAATTGATGCTGAGAGCCGGTTTATATCTATATTATTTGATATGTGTCTATTCTCTGGCTTTTATTTTTCTGCGATGTCTGATGGAGTAGAACCTTCAGGATTTTGTTTTGAAGTATTTGAGAAGGCGTTTCGAATGTTTGCAAACATAAATCTTGAAGTATTTGTTGACATATTTACAGAAGGATATAAAACAGATGATTGCGAAAACTATGTTAGAAACTGTTTCTATAATCTGCTGGCCTTTGAACTTGAAAAAGGAATCCCGTTCATCGAAAGAGCAAAAGCTGTTAAAGACGAAGATGAAATCCCGGATATAGATGATTGGCTTTCTTCAGAGGATTATTCCCATGACACAGAAAAATTGAGCAACAAAATGAAGGCAAAAACAAGCACAGCTTTCTTACAAAGACTTGCTATTAAATATTGGAAGAGCAATAATGATCCAGAATTGAAGAACCATATATCAAAGCTAAAAAGTATATTTGATAAAAAAGTGAAATTAACTGCATTGCAGGATTATTATTACGATACACTTGTTGGTATTATGACCAAAGGTGCAGCACTTTGGAAAAATGACTTATTAGATGCAATTATTCTCTGTAACGTTCAAGATTTACATGTCATGATTACTTATGATAATGGTGTAATTAAGAGGATGGAAAAGAGAAAATCTGAGTATCCTAAATATCTGGAAAGCATTAATGTGATAAATACGTTGAAAGAATAAACAATGAAGACTCCCCATCACCGGAAATTATCCAGTGGTGAGGAGCCTTCGTGCGTCTATGAAGTTATGCATCTACATTAATGCTGACGCCGGATTTTAATTCAACTGTGATGCGGTCATCCCAGATGGTGATCTGCTTGATCCAGCGTCGAACCAGTGCTTCATCAAATTCAGTAAGGAGGGCGGTCTGCTGTGAGATGTAACCCTGCAGGTCATTAATTCGCTTTATCTGTTCGTCCCTTGCGGCGGTATCGACGGTTGTTTTCTGGCGGAGTTCTCGGAGCCTGAAGATCTCATCCGCTATTTCGTCGTAGTCTTCTTTGCTGTTGGCTTTCTGGATTAACTCCTGTTGCAGGGCCATCAGATTTTCGTCAATGCTGTCAATGGTTGTTGCCTGTGATGCCCGGATAACTGCGGCAATGTTAAGCTGGAGCTGTGCCTGATAATTGCTTTTGTCACCAAGCATTTGATTGATGGCTTTGACAACGGCATCCTGAAGAACCAGATCATTGATGGTTCGAGCGTGGCACTCAAGCCCGGTGGATTCTAACCTGCTGATGCAGCGCCAGACAATGGACTTGACGCCTCGATTGTTCCAGTGGAGTCTTCGGAACATTTCGCCACATTCTCCACAGATAACTATTTGAGAGAAGCAGTGGTTGCAGCTATAGCTTCGTTTCTTGCCGTTGGCACTGGTTTTTACCACTCGCCTGCGGACAAGTTCTTCCTGTACCTGCAGGTAAATGTCTTTCGGAATAATGGCTTCGTGATCGCCTTCTACATAGGATTGTGGAACAAGACCGTTATTTTTAACTCTGGTTTTGTTAAGAAAGTCGGTGGTGTAGGTCTTTTGGAGCAGGGCATCATCGATGTACTTCTCATTACGGAGAATTTTGTTGATGGTGCTTGTGTGCCACTTTTTTCCTCCGGCACCGGTAAGAATACCGTCACGCTCCAGACCGGCGGCAATCTTGTCCATACTGAGACCTTCTAAATATTCTCGATAAATACGCTTTACAGTTTCGGCCTGTTCTGGATCAATGACTAAATTCCCATCTGCGTCCTTTGTATAGCCAAGGAAGCGATTATGGTTGATTTGTACCTTGCCTTGCTGGTAACGATATTGTAATCCCATCTTGACATTCTGACTTAAGGACTGCGATTCCTGCTGGGCCAGAGAAGCCATGATGGTGATAAGGACTTCGCCTTTGGCATCCATTGTATTGATGGACTCTTTTTCAAACAGAACCGGTATGTTCATGTCCTTGAGCTGCCTTATGTATTTCAGGCAGTCCAGTGTGTTTCTGGCAAATCGGCTGATGGACTTGGTAATGATCATATCAATGTTACCGGCTTTGCAGTCATCAATCATACGATTGAATTCTTCTCGCTTTTTGGTGTTGGTGCCGGATATACCGTCATCAGCATAAATTCCGGCAAATTCCCAATCAGAATTTTTCTGAATGTACTCTGTGTAGTGCTCGACCTGAGCTTCATAACTTGTAGCCTGCTCATCGTTGTCTGTACTGACGCGGCAGTACGCTGCGACTCGGAGTTTTGGCTTTTCTTCTTCCTGCTTTCTGGCGTTGCTTCCAACCTGTCGCCTTGCAGGAATTAACATTACATTTCCCATTATTTACTCTCGCTTTCTATGAGGCTGTACAGATATTCTGCCTGTTTGACGGGATTGTCATAAAGGGCAGTGACCTCACCCATGACATGCTGGGATCAGCTTCGATGACAACTTCATCGTGAATATGCATGACAATAGAACAGTAGCGGAGTGTCTGCATAGCGTAGCAAAGAATATCACGGGCAGTGGCCTGTACGATGTTTTCGACAAATTTCGGACCGTAGGAATCAAGACGTTCCCACTTCTTGGTGCTTCCGATGCCTTCATAGGTAATACATTGACCACCGAATTTATTCGTACCAATCTTCGGTTTCACATATGCCAGTTTTCTTTCTGATGGGAGAGTGATAAAAAGCATACCGCTTTTGCAGGAGAAGGTAAGACCATATTCCGAGGTAGTATGTTTGAACTTTACAGCTTCCATGATGGCACGGTCTACCTCCCACCAGAATTTGACGATGTTTGGATTGGACTGTCGCCATGCATCCACCAGCGGGGGAAGTTCATCTTCGGTAAGCCCCATATCCAGAGCACCCATTGCTTTTAGTGCACCCACAGAACCACCGTATCCAAGGGCAAGTTCTGCAATTTTACCTTTTTGTCTGAGATGACCATTGATACCGTGTTTTTCAACGGGAACCTTAAACATTTGACTTGCAGAGGCACAGTAGATGTCGCCACCTTTGGCGAAGACATCTTGACGCCATTTTTCACTGGCAAACCATGCGATGACACGAGCTTCAATAGCAGAAAAGTCAGCCACCAGAAATTGTGTACCTTCTCTGGGGATGAAAGCGGTGCGGATAAGCTGCGAGAGTGTATCCGGCACATCTTCGTAGAGGAGTTTAACGGCTTCAAAGTTGCCAGAGCGTATCAATGAGCGTGCTTCTGCAAGGTCTGATAGATGATTTTGTGGTAGATTTTGCAACTGGATATTACGACCGGAAAATCTGCCAGTGCGGTTGGCTCCATAAAACTGGAACATGCCACGGGCACGACCATCGGCACAAACGGTCTTTTCCATTGCCTGATATTTGCGGACGGGAGATTTGGCTAGCTGTTGCCTTAAGGTAAGAACTTGTGCGAGCTTTGGAGGAGCGGTCTTTAAGAGATCTGTGACAGCTTTCTTACCAAGAGTATCTGTTTCCAATCCGTTATCGGAAAGCCATGCCTTCATCTGCTGGACGGAGTTCGGATTTTCAAGTTCCGTGATTGTTTTCATAGTATCTGTAAGTTCTTTTCGAGAGCGAGTATCCATCTCAATGGCGGCAGCAACAAGATCCATATCCAAGCGGACGCCACGATCATTGATTTTTTGATCCAGATGGTATTCATCCCAGATCTGAGCTGGAATCGGGAACTTTGCGAGTCTCTGCAGGATGCCCATTTCCGTTTCTACATCACGTATGTTATATTTCTTGAACATATAACCGGATAAGCGTTCAATATAATCCTTCCAGTCAGGGATTGTCTGCCGGATATCTTCCAGCTCTTTTTCTGACAGAAAAACATTTTGAAATTTTCCATAGGGTGAGAGTGGCTCCTTACTCCCTCTTTTTTCTAAATTGTTCTTTTTTATCTCTTTCTTATTACCAGACAGTTTTCTGTCTGTATCAGGGAAAGAATCCTGTCTGTCAATAGGACAGTTTTCTGTCTGTCTTAGGG